ACGGCCTACTCCTGTGCAACCAGGATCAGGCTGGCTGCTTGTCCTTACGGTACATCCGTTCGGCGCGGCCCTCGGACCCGTCGCCCTCATCCTCGTCATCATCGTCATCCTCGCCGGCTTCCCCCTCCTCGACGGCGAGCTCGGTCACCTGCATTTCCAGGCACACATAGTCCACATCGCCATCCGCGTCAGGGTCCTCGGTCGAGGAGCGGGTCACAACCGCGACCGCCTCCAGGTGCATCGTCGTGCCGGCAGCGGGCAGGCCCTTGATGCCAAGGGCGTCCAGCTGTTCCTGGTTGAGATTGATGCGTAGCCCGTAGGGGTAAGGGCTGCACGATGGGACCGCGCAGGCGCCGTACATCCGGTCTGCGGTCGGCTCCTTGATGGCCATGTCGACCAGTTCCATCAGCGTGTCCCCAAGCCCAGCGGGGTACCGAAAAAGGCGACCACGGTCAGGGCAGTAGTGCCGTCACCTGCCGTGACGTTGGGGCGGATGAACTTCGGATGCTCAGCGGCTCCTAGCGGAGCGAAGCTACCGGCAGCAACCAGCGCCGTAGGTGAGAGCGCGAACCAGTTAACCCCGTCATTGGACCCCTCGAGGCGCACGGAACCGGCGACGCCAAAGGTGCCCGTGACGATGGCAGAGAACGTTGACCATGGACCCCCGTGAGCGTCCCCCTGGTTTCCATTGGGGACGGCCGACCAGGTGACGGTTACCCCGTCACGCTGGCCGGTTGCTGCATCGGTGGTTTGGTTCGTGATCGCCACTGGCTATGCAGCTTCCTCGTCCTGGCCATCATCGACCTCAGGCTCAGGCTCCGGATAGTAAGCCAGCATCGCAGCGTGGTTCCTCTTGCGATCCAGCGGGCCCGGCGTCCAGGGGTGGTACCCCACATCGAAGCACTGCGGCAGCTGCGCGCGCGGATCCCAGAACTCAGCCAGGATGATGCCGTTCTCATCCACCGGATACAGGCCCAGCGGGGTGCGGTCCGGCACTCGCTTCATCCAGCCCACCCGCATGACCTCGCCCTTGCGAGGACCTGACTTGATGGCCTTGCTGCCCAGATCGAGCGCGAAGTCCCGGTGCACGGCGATGCCGTCCTTGCCGATGACGGTGACCTCATTCCAGTTGTCCAGAATGATGTCGTTGCCGTTGTGTCCGGGGAGCGGCTTGCCCTCGGCGTCCTTCTTGATGACCAGGCGAGTGGCCACCGGGTAGGTCCCGTCCTCGTAGGTCAGCAGGTCGAACACCATGCCGGTTTCCATGAAGAACTGGTTGTATTGCCCTTGCTGCATGGCGACCACGCGCCAGGGGCCCTTGAACTTGAGCTTCTTTTCCTCGGCCATCGGTGCTGTCCTTCGATTGGGTGCGGGAGGACAGCTTACTTCGACCAGCCCGCCGGTGCAGCACCGGCCGCCGGCGCGGCCGCTGGTGCCTTGTTGGTACCCGCATTGCTGCCCCAGCCTTGCGGCTCCTTGCCTTGGGCTGCCGCGGCCGGCTTCACCAGGATGTGGTAGGTCGGATCGTACTGTGACTCTGGGATGTCCACGATCGTGCCCGGGTCGACCACGCGGCAGCCGGGCTCAAGAACCGTGCGCTGGCGCAGTTCCACCTTGACCGTCGGGACGGACCGGACTTTCGGTGCAGGCGGCGGATTCACCGCAGGAGTGGCAGCCAGGGGCTTTGCGCCTACCTCGCCGGTCGGGTTGGGCTTGGCCGCAGGCTTGCCGCCGGTGGGCCATCCAGCAGGTGTTGAAGTCGTCATGACGAACCTCGCTTAGGAGACTGTGAAGCCCGGAACGTACAGCAGATTGTCCTGGATGTCCCGGCTCAGGAAGGCGTTGATCACGCCCGCGGTGTAGTTGGTGGTGACCAGGATGAAGTTGATGCCGATGTAGCGCAGCCATCCGGTGGTACCGCCCACGCCCGCCCGTGGCATCTCGATGCGGACCGCATTGCCAGACGTGGCGAGCTTGCTGCCGGTGATGGCGATGGCGCCACCGGTCAGGTCCAGCATGACATTCGGGGCGCTCAAGGTCGCGGCCGCAGAGCTCACCAGCTGAATGTCGGTGGTGCCTGAGGCCTGCGCGATGCCGGTGACCGCCAGGAAGAACAGCCACACCGGATAGCCCATGCCGAAATCCCGGCCGGCGTTGGTGTTCGGGGTGTTCTGGCCGCCCAGGGGACCTGAGTCGATGACGTTGCCCAAGGCGGTGGTGCCGGTGGTAAAGGCAGCGACGGACTGCCCCGCGGTGCCGCCCGTGGTGAACTGGTTCTCATTGTCGACAAACATGTGTCTTGCTCCTCGAGCGGTTTACACGTGCCCTGTGAGCCGGATCAGCGACGTTCCCCGCCGAACCTCCACCTCCGTCCTGGGCGTATGGCGGACCTTTACGAAATGGTGCCTTCGGTGTTGAGCAACTGATCGCAGCGGCGGATCGGCACGCCCTCGAACCCGTTCTCGAACTGGTTCAAGGCGGGCTGGACGGTCACAGCGTTCGTGCTGTTGGAGAGGCCTTGCAGGCGCAGGAAGCTGTAGCCGGTGCGGTTCATGTACCACACGGGCATGCAGCCCTTGAGGCTCGGGATGCGGTCCAGCGCGCGCGACATCAGGGTGATCAGATTGGCCGGTGAGCTGTTGTTCACCAGCGAGCTCACCTGAATGTTCGCGATGCGCACCACGTAGCGCCAGTCGCGCAGCGCCAGGCCCGGCTCCCACACAAAGCGGTCCTGGTAGGCGCGCATGAAGCCGGAGGTGATGCCAACCGCGGAGCCGGCCGCGGCGGTCTGCACCGTCTGCAGGCCATAGTCCTCATGGGTCAGGCCCGCCATCGTGCCTTTGGGGAAGATGCCGCAGCAGGTGTCCTCGTTCCAGCCGACCAGCCAGATGCTGAGGTTGTTCGAGGCTCCCGCCCCGGAGAGGATGTTCTGGGCATTGGTCGCGCCTGAGATGGCGCCGAAGCGCGGGCTGAAGCCCAGGAAGCGCTCCGGGTTCACCGCGGTGTTGCCGTAGAACAGGGTCTGGACGAACTGCTGGTTCATCGCCTCGAGGAACGGCTTGGCCTCCGACAGCCGCAAGGCCTCCACGTTGCCGTTGAGCTTCGCGAGCTTCTCATCCAGGACCGACCAACCCTCGAGGATGCAGCAGGCATCATCGACCTGGCCGACGGTGGACTTGCTGGGCGTGACGCCGGTGTTCAGCTGCCGGAACGCGACGTTCGGCAAGCCGGTGCGCTGGGTGGTGCGCATGCCGGTGGGAAGGTTGCCCTCCACCCACAGCATGTCATTGAGGACTTCGTTCTTCTCGTTCAGGAGCTCCGCGATGTCCGGAATGGAGCCATCGGGGTCCAGACGCTGTGCAAAATCGGACAACGTGAATACGGTGCCGCCGACGGTCGCCATGATCTAACTCCTGCCCTGGAAGGGCGTTACCGCTACTGTCCGGAGGTCTTTCCGTACAGGCGTTGCGCTCGAGTGGTTGGTTCTTTGCCGGTCGGCTCGCCACGGGCGGGGTCATCCCCTCTCATGGCCTTGCCGATCGCTGCGAACACACGCACAAACTCCAGGTCATTCGCTATCCCCCACCGCTCCAGCTTCTGACGGAACTCCGGGGTCGTGTACGCGGCGAGCGCGTCATTCACGTAACCCTGGGTCTTGCCCAGGTTCATGCTCCCCAGCGTCGCATCCTTGGCCAGCACCTCGTAGTCACGGGCCAGCATTGCTGCGGGCTGTGCCATCTGGAACTGGACGAACGCGGGCAGGATCTTGTCGAGCTGCGCCTGGGTGATGCCGGCTTCCTTGAACGCCGGAGCCATCGCTGGCAGGGCAGCCGCATTCAGCTCGATGCCTTTGAACGCATCGGTCTGAGGCAGCACGAACGCATAAGTCTCTGGCACGGTCGGAGCGGCAGCAGCTTGGTCACCGGGCTTCGGCTCACCAGCGGCAGCTGCGGCAGCGGCAGCATCAGGGACGACCGCAGCGGCTTCACCGGGCTTCGGTGCGGCAGCAGCGGCAGGGGCAGGAGCCGCGGCAGCAGGTGCTGCGGGTGCGGCAGGAGTCGTCGAGGCAGGAGCGGCGGCGGCAGATGATGCAGCGGCAGGGGCCGCGGCAGCAGCTGGGACAGCGGGCTGGCTTGAAGTTTGGCTCGAGGCCGGGCTGGAGTCTGTCGTCGTCACGGACGCGAGACTACCGCGCGCGCGGCGCGTTCCTGTAGGCTTGCCACCCAACTGCTCAAATCAGCGCAATTGGGACAACTCCATGGCACGGACTCCAGAAGTGATGTCAGCCCGGCGCGCAGCGCAATTCCTCGGCATTAGCCCAAACACGCTCCTCGCGTGGGTCAGGTCAGGTTTGGGCCCCCCCAGAATGAAAACCGGGAAGCGGCTCTGGTACAGCCGCGAGGCGCTGAAGGAGTGGCTTAAGGGCGAACCGGCTTCGGTCGCTGCCGGGCAATCCGTTCGGCCTCAGCCTTCGCAAACGCCACGGCGAGGGACTTCTGGCGCATCAGCATTTCCGCCCTTGGATCAGATACGCAGATTTCCTTAAGCAGCCACAGCCCGATGTTGCGCTCGCCCTCTTTGTGGGCCATGTCCCCGAAGTTGCGTTCGTAGCTGCTGGAGTAGACGTGGCACTTCTCCAGGATCCGCCACATCAGGTCCCGCACCCGCTCGTCCTGTAGAAGGTCGCGGAAGTTCGCGACCAGGGCATCCTCCTCCATCGACTCGAGGAGCCGCTTTTCAGCCTGCTCAGCTTCCCGGCCTTCCGGGTCCAGCTCATCGTATTGCTCGGTCACGTCGCATCCCCTGAAACAACAAAGCCGTGCCACCCGCAGCCGGCAGTCAGCAGCACGCTGATCGCGCGGGGTGGACTACCTGGGACGAAAGTCAGGTCATCTAGTCCAGTGCCCGCCGGTGTCCACCGGCCTGGGCCCGGGGTCACGTGATCGGGAACCTTGCCTACGAACCAGCAAATTACCGAGTGGGCGCCCTCGCGCCGCCCCAGCGCGGCATAGCACTTTGGGCACACGAACATGACCCCATCGGCCTGGACTAGATTTTCGACCCGCTGGTAATACGTGCCGCCAGTTCGGCGGTTGCTCACGTACCTGAGGAACGCAGCCTCGAGCGCGCGCAGTCTCACGCAGCCTGCTGAGTGCCCTGCGGGCCGTTCATGATCTGATCCAGGGCGTTCGTACCCCCCACCGGCGCCTGGCCCAGGTTCTTCGCAGCTTGGCTTGCGGCAAGGATGGTCTGCCGCTTCTGCTGAGCCTGCTGCTGGGCTGCCTGCGCCTTCGCACGCGCCTTTCGGATGTCGGCCACCACCTGGTCGGACTTGATCATTTCAGGCGGCACGCCGGTGCGCTCGGAGAGGATATCGATCGCCTTGTCCCAGTCGATCTTGTCCATGACTTCAGGCTTCGCCTCGACCAACTGGAGCACGTACTGGGTGATCTGGTTGATGCCCTGCACCTCGGCCACCCGCACCGCCTGGGCGAGGATCGAGATGTAGTCGATCTTCAGCTTCACGCCCTGAAGCGCCTTCGGGGGCGGCGGGATGAACATCTCGATGTTCGGCGGCAGCGGCATGTTGCGGGCCAGGTACTGCCAGGCGAGCTTCGAGCGCTTCACGGCCAGGTCAAAGATGTCCTCGATCACAGGCTCCAGGAGCTCACCGTTCAGGCGGTCCAGCAGCGGGCCCAGCTCGAGGAGCTGTTCTTGCTTTCGGGCGTTGATTTCGGTCGCGGTGATGCCGGCCTTCAGCGTGTCATCCAGCGACCGCATCATCTGGAACACGTCCTCGTACATGCCGGCGCGGATGCGCTTTCGGGTCTCCTCCAGGTCCTGGAGCATCCCGGCAATCTCCGGCTTCACCTCGTACAGCGGCTTAAGCCCGTGCGGGCTCGCCCCGACAATCTCCACCCAGGTGATATCCCCCGGCAGCTGGCTCACCGTCGTGCGGCGCAAGGATGCGTCCCCGATCAGCGGCGGCTCGACCTGCTTGTCGATGGCCTGCATCTTGCGTTTTTGCTGGACCATCAGCTGCTTGGCATCCCCCAGGCAGTACATCGCGGGGCTGTGGCCATAGACCGAATCGCTGTTCGTGTCCCAGCGGGCGACCTTCACCGGGCGGTTGTGGTAGCCCTTGATGCCCAGCAGACAATTCGGATCCCCGCCCAGCTCGTAATACACGCTCCTCGACTGCATGCCCTTCGTACCCAGGGCGCCGGCTTCCCACCGATCGTTCGGCTCGATGACGTGGATGACATCGACCCAGGTCTCCCACTTCCTCGCGCGCCACTGCGCGATCGTCGCGGGGCTGATGTTCTCCCAGCCTGGGCTGTCCGGGTCGTAGGGGTCCTCGACGAACTTCTCAATGATCTGCCGCACCGTCCATTTGAACTTGCGGAAGAACGTGTCCACCACGTTCTGATCGTTCTGGCTGCACAGGTACTCACCGCACGTGTAGGTGATGAAGTTCACCACCGGCTGGTGCTTGAGCGTCGGGTCGAACGGCACCTCGTAATTGCCCAGGGCGGCGGTGCCGAAGGCGCCAATCTCCGAATAAAACATAGGCATGGCGCGGTAGAAGTTCGACTTGCCCAGGATCTTGTGACAAGCGTCCGTCGCCTGCTCGCACCACTCAGCTACCCCTTCCGCCTCGTACACGCTGTCATCATCCGGACGCAGCCGAAACCAGGGGCGGGAGGGTGAGGTCATGCCTGACATCAGCCCGGCCTGCATCGTGCGCAACGCCAAGAGCGGGCAGTTGTCGACGATGTACTGCATTTTCTTGTTGCCGCGGTTCGGCACGCCCCCGTCATCCAGCCATCGGGTGCGGTAGGGCAGGAACAGGTTCTTGATGTCTAGGTAATGCGGCCGCCAGGTCTCCCAGTCCTGCTTCATGTAGTTGCGCCGCACCTCGTACCGGGTCTTGGGCGGCTGCTCGAGCGGGGTGGTGAATTCATCGCTCGACAGCGGGGCGCTGCCTTTGCCGCCGAGCTTGCGACCACCGTACCCATCCGCCGCCACGCGCCGGGCGTTCCTTGCGCCTTTGCTGCGATCCCGGATCGGCGGGGCTGAGTCGACGAGCTCCCCGGCGCTGGGCGCGTTCAGTGGATTCAAGTCGGTGCCAGTTCCAGCCATCGGTTATCCGCCCAGCAGTGATTTCTGAGACATGGTTGAGGGGTTCAGCATGGCGCCGGCCTGGCCACCGCTGGTGCCGGTCGTGCTCTGCAAACCGCCGGCGGCCTCGCGGCGCTGGAGCGCTGCTTGCTCAGATGCGACCGTTTGCTCATCGTTGCCCACCTGGTTGGGGATGGGCGGCACGTTCACTTTGCCCGACCCTCGCGCCAAAGTTGCCAGGGCCGATGCGCCCGTGGCGACTGCGGAGGCTTCGCTGGCTGTGGTGGCGAGGGTTGAGGTTTGAGGGGCTGCCGTGCCGCCAGCAGCCGCCGCTGCTGCGCCGCCTGCCGCCGCTGCGCCTCCCAGAGCGGCCGCTGTGCCTGCTCCAGCTCCAGCACCGCCCGCAGCAGCTGTGACAGTGACCTCGGTGATGGCTGCATCCGTTGCGGCCGCTGTCGCCGCCGCTGTTCCAGCTGCGGCTGCGCCTCCAGCGGCAGCGGCAGTCCCCGCAGCGGCGCCGGCTCCAGCGCCAGCAGCAGCGCTACCACCAATGCCCAAATACGTCGCGATCCCACCGATGGATACTGCCATTACAGCCGCTTCCCCATCACCAGGTCGATCAGCTCGTAGCCATCGCGCATCAGGATCGGGGTGATGTCCAGCTTCTTCTTGACGTGATGTAGCACGACGTTGACCCCTTCAGCCCGCAATTGCCCTTCCGTGAACCGCAGCAGCCCGATCCCCGCCCGGCCGCGCCGGTGCTCAGGCGCCAGGAACAGGATGTCCTGGTTCGCGTAAGTGTGGGACCTGTAGTGCAGCCCTGGGCCGACAACATAGATGCAGTAGCCGACGAGGAGCAAATCAGCGCGCGCGGTGAAGATGCGAAGTTGCCCCGCTGCTTCAGCGCCCTGATACCAGTCCCAGTTCGGGTCGAGCGCGATGTCCGCGTAGTGGGCAATCTCAGCCCAGTGCGCCGCCAGCAGCGGCTTTATCTCCTCGAGTACCGAAGCCATCGACTCGCGGGCGAAGCGCAGGCCTGCGCCCACGGCCAGATTCAGACTTTGCCGGCCGGAAGCACAGACGGCAGCACGTCATCGTTGGCGAGCGCGGTCTCCGGCATCTGCGAACTGCTGGTGCCCAGCATCCCGCGGCTCATGACGCCGCCGATGGCCAGCAGATCATCCGTGGCATTGGCGCGGTTGGGCGCCGTGGAACCGCGGCCACGACCCAGATGAGCAGCGTTCTCCTCGGCAATCGTCCTGGTCTCGAAGATCGGGGCCTCAGGAGACACCGGGGAGTCAATGGTGGGCGCGTGGCGCGGATCGTTATAGTCCGTCGCCATATCATCCAAGATCACCCCGTCCCCATTGCTGCGCGGGTCGTTCATGTTCTCCCCGGTCGCCGTGTCCACCACGTGACCGTACTTGCCCTGCGAGGCGACCCGACTGAACTCATCGGAGTTGCCGGCCTGGGATTGGTAGGGCGTGCCACGTGGCTGCGGGCCGGTGCGGATACCCGCCTCGCTGTTCATCTTGTCGACGGTGCCGCGGTTGCCGGCGGGCGTGCGCGGGCTGATGCCCTCGTTCGCGGTGTTCTCGATCTTGCGGTACGGGGTGCCGCGCACGGTGGTCGACTTCATTTCGGTAGCCTCTTGGTTGGGAGTGCCTTGCTGGAGCTCTCACGCTTTGATTTCGAATCCTTGCCATACATGCGCTTGGCGTGGTCCTTCGGTTCCGGCTTCGCCTTCCCCTTCTTGAACCCGCGGGCCGCCTTGGCGAACTCAGCCATCTTGGCCGGGTGACCCCCGGCGGCGATGCCCTTGGCGATGTCAGCGTCCGTGATCGGCTCACCCTCCTTTTTCCCCAGCCACTTGTGGAAGGCGCCTTTCTTGATCGGGCCGATGGCCATGGGTTATTCCCGGTTGAGTGGATCGTAGTCGGAGCGAGTCTTTTGCACGGAGGAGGCAATGTCAAATCCCGCGACCAGGCGCGTGTTGCGCTCGGGAGCCGCCACGGGATAAGCGTGCGTGCAGCAAAGCCCGTCCGCCCAGTCAGGCGAGCGGCCCAGGCGCGCCTTCATCAGCTCCTTGGGCTCCAGCAGGATCTTGTCCTTCTTGTAGCTGTAGGTCGCGCTCGCGAGCTCGTTCACCAGCTCGCCCAGGTCATGCTCCGCGCCGCTCGCATCCACGTACTTCGAAGGCAGTGAGGCTCCCTGCTTGATGTGCTCGCAGGCGTTCCACCATATCTCCGCGCGCTTGTTATAGAACTTCGGATCCAGCGGTTCGCCTGAAAACTGGATGGCCTGCACCGAGTATCCGCTGTCCTTGAGGATCGCGATCGGGCCTGACCCGTAGCCGCCGGTGGCGTCGATCTGGAGGGAATCGGCCTTGTGCTTGGTCGCAAAGGTCATCCAGTTCCCGGCGATCTGGAGCGGGTCCATCTTGCGCAGCATCAGCGGCGGGAAGTAGGCCAGGCCCTGACGCGGGAACAGCACGTTCTTGTCATCCCCGAAGTCCGCCACGTCCCCGCCCAGAATCTTCGCCAGGTACTGGTACAGGTTCGGGTGCAGGTGCCGACCGATGCAGGAGCGCACCTGGTCGGCGCTGATCAGCTGATTGATGCCCTGGCTGGGGAACTTGGCCAGGATGTTGATCATCACCCAGGGGTTGTCGCGCCCGAACTCGGCAATCTGCTGGCGGCAGTATTCCGCGTCGATGCGCGTGGTGCGGTTCGGGTCATCCGGGTCCGCGGTCACCTCGTATGGCTTCCACATGTGCCGGCGTGTGACCAGGGCCTCATACAGGCACCCGTTGGTCGAGGTGGTGTTGCCGGCCAGGACGATGTGGCCCTCGGTTCCTGTGCGCTGTAGGGCAGCCTCCGCGGTGCGCATGATCGGGACCGGGATATCCCCCGCCTCATCCAGGAGGAACAGCACGTGCTGCGCCCAAAGGCCGGCCAGGGTGGTTCCCAGCTCCTCCTCGTTCGCGGTCTGGCGCCAGGTCTTTCTGGTCATGAACCAGTTGGAGGGGTGCGCGCGCAGGTGGATGGAGGTCGAGGTCCATTCGAACTGCTGGCGCAAAAGGTCCGACTTTCCCATCCAGGTCGCCATTTCCGGCCACAGGTTGTCGTCGAGGTTCGTGCCGGTGACCGACAGTGCGCCGATCTTCGGGAAGGGGCGAGTGACCAGGAAGTTCCAGGCAAGCCAGGACAGCACCGCAGTCTTGCCCGGGCCCTTGCAGCAGCCCATCGCCTGGCGAGGGTTCGTCGGGAAGTCCTGAAGCACCTGGCGCTGCCAGGGGTCAGGTATCGCGTTGAACAGGTCCTCGACCATCACATCTGGTCGATCGCGCCACAAATTCAAAATATCCGGGGCGGTCTCCTCGTTCACTTGGCCGCACCGGCGGCGCGCCTGGTCGCTGCGACCTTCAAGAGCTCCTCGAGGCTGACGGTCAGGTTCCCTTGGATTTCGGTGCGGGCAAGCTTCGGCACGTGGTACTCGAGGAGCTTCGTGTAGGCGCTGATCGCAGCCCCCGGGCCCTCCTTGCGGCGTACCGCGTCCAGCCACTTGGGCAGCTTGTGGCTCTGGCCGTCGAGGAGCCTGCCTATCTCAGCGCGGGCGTTGCGTGTGACCTTGTTCGGGACGCCCTTCTTGCGGCCCACGGAGCCAGGCGGTCGCTTCTTTCCCTTCGGCCACGCCAATGCAATTCCAATATATTTTTAATAGTGAGTTTCGCCAATCATGTCCCGGGCGCCCCACCTTCGGCAAGGTCCAGCTTGCTAGGAGCTGGCTTACGTGCCGAAGGTGTTACGGGCGCCCGGCCCGGGGAGGGTCGGCCGCGAGGTCCCCCAGCTGGGGGGAGCGTGTGCTTGGGAACACTGACATGGTTGAGTTGAAGGCACCGGGGAGGGGTTACCTCCCCGGGCCAAACTCAACCGCTTGCTCTCGCGGTTGAATGTAGTGGCGTGGCCGCATCGTACCTCAGTGCGGCTGGATAATTCTACGGATAGCGTCCTGCGCCTTGACGTTGCGCTTCTCGCGCTCGCGCAACTGGTAGACCCTCACCCCCGGCTCATGGTCATCCAGCCACAGCTCCGTGTTCGGTGGCATCGTGGCCAGGTCCGCCTTGGTGATGATGAGCTTCTCCCCGCCCTGCTTCTTCAGCGTGATGCCGACGGCGATCTTGAACTCAGCCTGGATGGTCTCGAAAGCGGCCTTCCAGTGCGCGGCCTCCTGCTTGGCGTCCATGAGCTCGACGCAGATTTCCGCCAGCATCTTGCCCACCTCCTGGCCGATCGCGCCCATCCGGGTCGCGCCCTTGGAGTTGATGAAGTCGACGGCCTTCTGCTGGGCCCGGGAGAGCTTGTCACGCGCCATGGGGCACCGACATCACCTGCTCCCATCCGATCCCGCCGTCATCCCGGCGGTAGACGCCCCACTGGCAGGCGACGTAGAGGCGGTCCTGGAAGATGACCATCCCGACGATATCCCCGCACCCATCCGGCAGAGCCACGAACTCCACGCCCATCCGGCACTTCGCCGGCGGGGCGGGGCGCAGCTCAGTTGCCTGCTCAACCATTGGTGCGCACCTCCTCGACCCGCTTGTGATTCATGTGACCCATCACCTGGTCGAGGACCGCCTTGTACCCTTGGTCGAGGTAGAACTGCTCCTCGCGCTCGGTGATGATGTTCTTCGCCCGCAGCACCATGAACATGGCCCTGGCGTCCCCTACGGCGCCCAGGCAGGCGACGTGGACCATCTGCACCAGCTCCCGGTGATCCATGGTGCCTAGGTGCTCCAGGATGGCCGTGGAGGCATTGAACACCATGATCTGGCGTGCCTTGCGGCGCTCCACCTTCTCGAAGTCGGTCATGCTCATGTGGCCGCGGCCCTCCTGAAATTCCAGCCACGCAGCAGGTCGCGTAACTCATCAACTTCAAAACCTTCAGCCTTAACGGCAGCATAGCCATCTTGTGGCAGCGCGCCGGCCGGATGAAAGCGTGCGATCGGGAAGGCCACCGTGGTTGTCACCATGGAGTCAATCGTACCGACAACCCGGAGGGGACCGTGGAGCGACTCGAACCGCCGCACCTGGAGGACACGCCCCTCACGCGCAAGCTCGTCAGGGAGGTCCACGTACCCCATCAGCCTCTCAGGCTTACAGCAGCACCGGACCTCAAGGGTCCTCATGTCGCCGCCAGCAGGTCATGGGCCGCGGTGTGCAGCAGCCCTACCTGTTCGTAGATGGTCACCCCGCCGGAGCGACGCAGCCCGCACAGCACCATGTTCTCCTTCAGCTCGGTCTTGAACACCACCAGGACGGTGACCGGCTTGAGCTCTCCGCGGTCTATGGCGCGCAGCATCTGGACTAGGACATCCCTGGGAGCCATGTGCTTGAAGCTGCCCTCGCGCTCGGCGCGCGCCTCGCTTAG